ATGCTGTGCGACGAGATCCGCCGACTGCGGCTCGCAAGGGGTATCACACAGACGCGCCTGGCTGATTGTTTGGGCGTTTCCAAGCAAAGCGTTTCCAACTGGGAAAATAGCAATATCCAACCCTCCGTGGAGCTGTTGGAAAAGTTGGCGGATTTTTTTTCCGTCTCCACAGACACGCTTCTGGGCCGGGAGTCCGGCGCCCAAATCAGTGTCTCCGGCCTGACCGATCAGCAGGCTGCGCATATCCGGCAATTGGTCCACGATCTTCGGGACGCCAATAAAAAACTCTGAGCGCATAGAAAAGCGCCCACCGCTTGAAAATCAAGCGGTGGGCGCTTTTTCGCTTATCTACTTTTTGAGCGTCTCCACAAACCGATAGAGAAGAACCAGCATTTGCTCCCGTGTACACCAGCTCTTGTACTGAAAGGTTCCGTCGGTATTTCCCTGCATGATTCCGCTTTCCTCTCCCCAGTTCCGAGCCTGTGCCGAGAAACCTCCGGGCGGCAGCTGTCCCCGCTTCTCCAGCCATGCTTCCATCATGGCATTGAATGTCTCCTGTGTCATTTCATCCTCCTCCGCGCCGAATGCCGGACTTTGTAGCGCAGTGTCCGCATACTTCGGGCGAAACGCCCCCGCCGTATATCGCAGCGCCCGCGTCCGCCGCTGCACCTCGCCGCCGTTGGCGTCACTGCCCGCGCCGGTATTTCCTTCGATGGTAACCAGACTTCCGTCTCCATTCACCCGTTCCACCACGCCGATGTGCTGGATGGCCGTTCCGGAAAACCGCAGAAACACCAAATCACCGGGTCGATAGTCTTGTGAAAGGAAACGTCCGTTTCGCTTTGCCCAGCCGGCCAACGCCCCACAAGAAGCAGTTCTACCTCCGCCGTAAAAAAGAGGTGCAAATCCCGCCTCCTGAAAACACCACCAGAGAAACACGCAGCACCAAGGGTAGCTGTCTCCCGACACCTCCCGCCTGTAATACGCCGTGTTGTATTTCACGCGGTTGCTCCCAGCAGGGGATTCCTTGGTTCCCAGTTCCTGCCGCGCAACGCGCAGCAGCTTTTCCGCCCCGGTCATTTTCCGTCCGTTTCCCGCAGCGCATCCTCTGCATTCTGCACGGCCTGCACCACAGTTTTGACACTTTGCGCGTCCACCCGGCCCTCTGTGACAATATACGTTACCACGGAAGCCACAGACACCACCGCTCCCGCCACAGTGGCAATCACGCCCTCGTCCAACCCGAATACCATGGCAAGTCCCGTTACAATGCCCGCAGCTGCCGCCCACAGTTTTCGGGAACTCAGTTTTTGCAATGCTGTTTTCATCAAATTTTTCTCTCCCTTCAACACCTTTTGTCGTGACCCAGCGTGGAAGTCTCTGAACCTGTTCACTTCTTTTTATACGGTGCCTCCACGCGTCAGCAGAAAACTGACAAACGCTCCCGCCAGCACCAGAAGAATCTTGTCCATCAGACTGTCCCACCGCTTTCCGGGTCTTTTTTCCAGTGCGTCAAGTTTCTCGTCCAACCTTGCCACACAATCCGCCACATTCTCCTGTTTTGTCGCCAGTACCTCCACCGCCGTGGCCAGCCGACGCAAAGTCTCCTGCGCCTGCTCCAGCGCGCCGATCCGGCGGGTATTGGACAATACCCGTTCCTCCAGCGCTGTAATCCGCCCACTCCACTCCTGTTCCATCTCACACCGCCAATTCAAAACTGAACCAAGTGTGGTCCCCATTCTCCACCTTCGCCCATGTCCAGCCGTGGCTCTCGCACTCCGACCAGAGCATGTACCGGAAATAGAATTCCGTCTCCAGATGGCAAGGAATGATGTCCATCACAATTTTTTGAATCTGCTGAAATTCCTCCGGAATACCCGCCACCTCCGGAAAGATGATGCGGATATGCCCTCCGCCCATTTCCTGCGCCAGCGCCTTGATGCCGCAGCCGCTGATGGTACGGTTGATGCTGTCCAAAGAAAAACTGTCCGCGTCAATCTGCATGAGGGCCGCGATGGCATTTCGCCGGAGCGGAACCGTATTGGCTGCGGGCCGACGGGCAAACAGCGCCTCTCTTCTTTGCAGCCCCTCACCCTCCGCAGTCCCCGTCAGCGTCTCCCTCTCCGCATACTCCAGCTTGTCCGCAGCACTGTCCAGTCCCAAAGCGGCGGCGTAGAGCATACTCTCGCTCAGCGTCCCGTCTCTGAGATCATAGATACCCAGCGGCGTTAGCAAATCTTTCAGATACGCTTCATACTTCGCCATCTCACGACCCCATCTCCGTCACTGTCAGCGTCCCCAGCTTGGGCAGGGTCGTGCTGTTCCCCGCCGCATCTGCCGCAGGTGATAAAATGTGATAGTTTTTTACGCCGTCCACAGCATAGATCAGTCGTCCCAGCTCCGCCAAAAGTACAGGCTTGCCCAGCAGTTTTCCCGTGAACCACCCGGCAACTGCGGATTCCACCCGGCCTTTCACTGTTACAAAATCTTCCTCGCCCGCATCCAGATCCACCGTCACATTTACACCTCTTTGCACCGGAGCCAGCACCTGCACGTCCACCGCGATCTCCCGCTTCGCCTGCAAATCCTTTCTCACCTCAGCCAGCAGTGTGCTGTCCGGCGCGCCCGCCGCTGTGGCGATATACACATCCACCGTACCAATGCCTCGTGCCCGGCCAATGGCTGTTGCCGCGGCTACGCCTTCATGCCGCAGCGCCTGTTCCTCGTAAAAGGCAGCATTGGCTCCATTTGGTAGCCGCTGAAAGCTGGCCAGTACCCTTGCACGCAGCGCACCGTCACTCTCAGCGTCTGTTCCTCCGGTAAATGCCGCCGGATTTGTGCAGCCCGTGATCCCCACCGGACACACCGCCAACACCGTCACGCTGCCCGCCGCAACATTGCCGCCTTTTCCGCCTTCCAGTGCCTCGGCGGGCACCTCCACCGTCAGATCCCCCGCCGCCAGCACAGCTGCCTGTGTGGTCCGGAACCGCGTCTCGCCCTCCGTCATGCAAACGCTCCCCAGAGGGATGCTCAGATCACCCAGCGGCGCATCCGCCACGGAAAACCGCAGCATTCCCACGGCCTTTTCCGCCTCTTGGCGGGCAATTCCCCGCATGGCTGCGTGATCGTCCAGATAAACGCCCTGCGCCGTCTGGGGAAAGCTCTGGTTCAGCACCCAGTCCGTCTGGCACTCCAGCGCCTGCACCTGTGCCGCCACCGCGTACAGCCGCACCGCCAGGTCGCAGGAATCCTCCAAGTCACAGCCGGACCGCTCCCGAAATGCCCCCAGCATTTCCTGATAGATTTTCTCTGTCGTCCTCATGTTTTCACTCCATTACCGTACTGTCAGCTGAACGTCCAGTTCTTCCCCTTTGTTCTTCAAACGCACCGTCAGCCGATCTCCGTCCAATTCCACCTGCTCCACCTGCAAGTCCTCCTCATCTGCCAGCGCCTGCACCACAGCTGTCGCCGCCGCGCTCTGCCGCTGGGATACCGGCACATTGCCCAGCGCATGCAGCGTACTGCCCAGATTCTCCAAAAAGGGAAATCCACCCCGTCTGGCTGTCAGCTTAAACAGCACTCTTTGCAGCAGCGCATCCCTTCCCTTGACGTGGACCGCGCCGCCCACGCCGTCGGAGACATAATCCCCATCTTTAATTTTAAGCTCCGCCACGTTGTATACCTCCTCAGCCGCCGGCACCGGGCTTGTACGGCTCGCCATTGATATACAGCGAGCCGTTTATATCCACCCGTCCCTTCAGAACGATATTGCTGCCCCGCATCTCCACCGTACCGTTGTTTCTCAGACATACGCCGCAGCCACCGGAATGAATATATACCTCGCCGGGCCGCAGTCCGTCGGGTGCCTCCGTCTGCTTCGCCCCCGCCACGCAGGATTCTTCGCCGCCGGTACCACCTTTGATGACCAGCACCGTCTCTCCTACCGCGGGCTGCCAGACGTAGCCTCCCGGCCCATAGACCGGCAGTTTTCTCGTCTCACCCTTGGTAACTACTCCGGCGCTGACACCGGAAATGGAGGTCACGCCCAAATCGGACCCGGACACGGCCATTCCTGATCGCGTCTGCTTTGATAACCACATATTGCTCCGTTCCTTTCCCTGCTTCATCGTTCCCGCAGCGTCAGCGTAACAGTCTGCCCGCCTCCGTCGGCCCTTGTTCGCGCTTCTGTTACGCAATAGGTTCCCGTCAATCCGGTCCGTTCCAGTTTCAGCGTGACCTCGTCTCTAGGGAACGCTAAAAAGCCTCCCGACAGTGTCACTTCCACGCTCACCTCATCTGCTTTTGACTGCTTGATCTGATACTCTCCGGTGTACCGCATTTTGGCCCAAGTGCTCTGTCCCGGCGTGTACAGTACCCGTCTGCACTGGCCGCCCCGGTCCATCCAGTCTTGATTTTTCACGCTGTATTCCTGATTTCTCGTCTTGTCCACAACCAACATTTCTGACAACACACCGTAGTGGTCCTCCCTTTTTACGAGCGATAAAATGTTGGATGAATCCGAAATTTCAAACGTCTTTGAAACGTTTGCAGGCGCAGCCCACAGCCGTCCGTATCGGTCAAAGGTCGGCGCGAAATCGCCGTAGGCCCTGCAAAAGTTCTCCAGCGCCTTCCACTGGCTGCTCCCCGCCGCCACGGTATACATCTCCCCGCCGCTGCTGATATCCGCCGTCTGGTCGCATTCGATTCCGTAGGGCGCGACATGATTCCGGATAATTTCGGCCAGTGTCGCCCCCTGATAGTTGGCCGCCCGCGATTCATTGTCCAGCAGCCGCGCCGCATAACCCCGTCCCGCCACCAGTGCACTGAGGCCCTCCTCTGTCTGCCGGATTTCATACTCATCCACGATTCCCCGCAGCAGCACAGTTTGCCCGTCCATCAGGGTAAATCCCGCCGCCCGCCGCAGCACCGGTTCCAGTGCCGCCGTATAGAGGCATGTCACCGTGAAGCTGTCGCAGGGCACCGTCCCGGTATACGCCACATCCCATGACAGAAGCGCCGGAAGTTCAAATACCACATGGTCGCATGTTGTGATCTGCCCCTTCATTTCACCCGCACCTGATTTCCTGCGTAAATGAGATTGGGGTTTTTAATCTGCGGATTCGCCTTAATCAGGCTTTGAAGCGTCACGCCATATTTTTTTGCGATTCCCCACAGCGTGTCCCCTTTTTTCACGGTGTACCACACTGCGGCCGCGCCGCTGCCCCCCGCTTCCGTTCCGGGGCTGTTCGCCGTGCTCACTGCCGTCATCTCCGCGTTCTGCCCGCAGTCCTCCCAGAACTCGAAAGCGTAGCGCACATAGTCGGGTAGTGGCTCTTCCGTCAACTGTAACGATACGAAATGTGCCTGCGCCGCCTGCCATACGGGATGGGTCAGCATCCCCGCCCCGTCCTGATCTAATACCGCCGCCAGCCTTTGGAACTCCTGATAGGCGCTTGTCCCCACAAATGTCCCCTCGCCCCGCATTACCCGGTAGCCCGGCCCCATCTCCTGCATACAGTATCGTCCAAAGGGCACCTTGTGCACCGCGATCTTTCTCTGCCATGTGACGGAATAGGTCTCCGGGTTGTGGGGCCATACGTAGTCCTTATACCGCATCGGCGTCAGTTCCACGCCGTCTCACCTCTCTTCTCTCAATACAGCGGATACCCGCCGTCATACCGTCTTGCGTCCCTCTGGAATGTCCGGGACAGTTCCCCGGCGGACACGCCATGGTCTGCCACAAAAATCGCCTCCCGAAAATCCCCGGATTTGTTAGGGTCCGGCGGCGTGCTGCCGTCTTGCACAGTCATTTCCACCTGACGAACCGCGCCCTGTTCGTTGTTATTCTGCCGCCCTGCTGCAAATCCATTTTCGGTCGTTTTTATCTGTCCTGCCCACTCCTGTGCAGGACCTGCTTCTCCCATCGGGGGTTCTGCCGTCATTGCCGCTTTCAGCTCCGTCTCCGTAAAACCCAAAACACTTACCGCCTGCCGAAAGCTCTGGTTGCTTCTGCGCCGCAGTGCTTGGTTCCACTCTGTCATCGCGCCTGCGCCATTCTGTTTTAACAATTCCGCTGTTGGGGAGAGGCGGAGAGCGCCGTCCCCGCCGCTCTCCGCCACCCATTCTCCATCACAGTCCGCGCCCCCCCATCTGCGCGTCGTCTCTCCGATTCGCTCCGCCGCCCAGCAGCGCGGCAAACGCCGCCGTCTGCCGCAGCAGCTCCTCTTCGATGTAGTTCATGTCCGCTCCCTCCGCATCGTCCGAAACCGGGCTGTATCAAAGCCGGAATTTTCTCCGCTTGAAAGAAGCGCCGTTTCCCCAGCCAGACTCTTCAAAAGCAACTCCATCTCCCGCGCCGTCATCGTCTCCAACACCGCTTCCGGACCGTCGAACAGCCGTTCCCCCTCAAAAAAGCAGCTTTCCGCCAGTACCGCCGCGTTGCACAGCAAGCCCCGAACCATCGCGTTTTTTTCCTGCTCCGTCTCCCGCCAAATGCTCAGCAGCCGTCCAGCAGTGGGTGGACGTAGTCCGTCCGGCCTTGTCATACCGTTGTCTCGATGCGGCGGGCCGCTACCACGGTGATTTTCTCCGCCACCATAGCGTCCAGCTCTCCCTGCTCAGAAATACTGCTCCACTGGCATCCGGAATAGATGATCTTTCGATCCGGCTTGCAGACCACCAGCGAAAAATCGCTCAAATCGTAAAAGTTGATTCCGTCGGAGATCGCATCGTCGGTGGCGTACAGACGGGTCAGCTCCAGCGTGTATTTGTTTTGTCCCGCAATGGTTCCAATCGGCTCTCTCTCGCCAAAAGCCTGCACGCTTCGGCTGGTCTTGCTGGCCTTGGCGGTATAGCTCTGTACCACCGCCACCTTTTTTCCGTTCAGTTCCAGATAAATATCCGCACTGGTGGGAAATCCCGTTACTTCCATGACTTTCACTCCCTTTTCAAAAATAGGTTTCTTTGCCGCTCCGAGTCACCAAATCCGCCCGAATCAGCAAGTATCGCTTAAATGGTGATGTGGGCCGTCAGATAAATCTGGTTCAGTCCGTGAGCCACCGCAAAGCTGAATTCCACCAGACACACGGTGGGATCGTCTGCCGACACGCTCACCGCCACCTCGCCATAGCTGTCGATAATCTCCGCCGCCAGCTTCTTCTCCAGCTCTACAATCACCTGTGAGCGAATCGCCCCTCGGTTCTGAGCCGTATTTTTTGTCCGGGTGAATTTGCTGCGCAGAGAAGACCGGATGGCCGGAATCACATTGTCCACAATCTGGATGGTGCTCAGTTCCCGCCATGTGGCGTCCGCGGCCCCGTCCGTGGTAGTCTTCGTGGTGACGCACCGCACCGGGGAGATTACCCCCGCCACACTCTCCATCGGGGTCACACCGCCTCGCACCAGCGTGTCAATATCGTTGTCGCTGTACACGGCGCTCAACCCATTCAGGCCATACAGCACCGCCCCATTCAGCGGCACTGCCGGGTCGCTTCCTCTGGCGACCGCGCCAGCCAGCGCTGCCGCGCAGAAGACCCCCGCCAGCGTCTCTCCGCTGGTTCCCAGACCGTCCGGTCCCACCAACACCATGCGCTCGCTATTCAGCGCAGCCGCGTGGGTCACCAGCTGGGCAACCTTTTCCTCGCTTCCGCCCACCACGGCGATGCGTTCCTTCCTCCTTGCCGACGCAGTCTCCACCTCTGTGCGCAGCGCCTGATGAACGGCGGTGTCCGCGCTGTCGCAAACCACGATCCGCACATCCTCCAGGTTTCCAAGCGCCGTAAAGCCCGCCTCATAGTCCGTCGTCGCGCCCGCGTCCGCCACCCGAACTGCCATCACCTTGGATGCCCCGTTCAGAAACAACAGCCGCAAAATGGCGCTCATACCCGCACTCTCTCCGTCTTCTCCAAAAGCGTTGATACCCTCGGCGTAGCCGGTCAGCGTCACCGCCGTTCCCACATCACCCTTGGCCGCCTTCGCCGCCACGCCGATGGTCTTCGTCCCAGTTCCTGCGGATACCACGGAAGACGCGTCATAAGAGGAATAGATCCCCGGACGCTCATGCTTCGTCGTACTCAATGTCTCATCGTTCCTTTCAAAATAAAGTCCAGCAGATTCCCTGTCTCATCAGAGTCCTCCGCCAAAAACGCGGCCCTGCACGCCGCACTCCCCTTCCGTAAAAACATTCCCGTGGTCTTGTCCCACGCGATGCCGCTCCAGCTCATTTTTCCCAGCCGTAGCCCGGCGGGCAGTCCTCCCATCAGCGCTCCGACGGCAGTCTCCATCGCCGTTTCACAAATTTCAGCCCGCTCCGCCCACACACTGAGAGAAATCGTTACTTCCATCTGCATACCGTACAGCTCACGGACAGTCCCGTTCTTCTCGTCCCAACTCTCGCCCAGATAGCTGGACAGTCCCACAGCTTTCCCCTCTGCGGTGGCCACATCCACCGCGGCCACCGCGCCTGCATACTTCTTCGCGTTCCCCTCATAGGCCGGCACTGCCGCCACTCCCGCACTCTTCAACGCGGAAATCACCGCATCCCGCACCTGATTTAGTCCGTTCATTCCGCCGCCTCCCTCTCCACCGTCAGGGACGCCCACCAGTAGACGATCTCGTCCCCAATGTAGACGCTCTCGCAGCTGCGCACCGTGTATCCCCGTCCTCGAAACTCCACCCGGTCCCCCAGCTTCAATTTCGTTTCTCCAAGATACATCCACTTCCGGTCATCCACCGCTCCCAGAGACGAGACTTCAAATGGCACGGCTTTTTCTCTTGCGGGCTGAATAAACGCCCGAGTCTCCGTCCCGTTTACCTTCACCGTCTGTCCATACTTTCGTAAAATGCGGGCAATGCTCGGCTTCATCCCCGCACCCCCCGAACGGAGAAATTCTCCGTCTTCACATAGGGGGCCATCAGCCGTTTGGCCTCTTTTCGCAGGTCTTTTGCCGTCTCGCTGCCTTCCGTCTCCGTTACAGATACGTCCCCCGCCGTGAAACGTAAGGCTCCGCCCCGTCCGGTAATCAGCCCTGCCGCGGCGCTCATCGCCGCCGCGCAGAGAAACGCCGCGCGGCACTGCTCCGCCGTTATGCCGTCCCGGAGCCTCTCCGTCCAATCCTTTTCAGCCGCCGCGCACAACAGCGCCAGCAGCCCCGCTTCATCCCCTCCCGCGCTGGAGAGGGGCGTTGCCAGCGTCAAAATATCCTCTTGCATCTTCCGCGCCTCCCTTCTGTTCCCACTCAGGCGGCAGAACCGCTCAGATTACCAGAACCTTGCTCGCCTCTGTAAACAGCTTGGCGAATCCGGAGATGGACGTGATTGCCGCCCGCTCCAGCTGTCGGTCGATCAGCTTGTCGTATTCCACCAGCACATCACCGGCACAGATCTGCTCCAAGGCATACCCCTTGTCAAGGCCGATCATCTTGCCGGCTGGCATGGCGCTGGTTCTCAGCAGCGTGGCCCCCAGCGGAGTGGTCAGCGTGCCGGTTCCCTGAAAATTTAAGCCCGTCAGCGGATTCTGGAATTCACTGAGCTTCAACAGCTTCAGCATCACGTCGCCGCCCACCAGCATGGTGTTCATGGTGTACGGATCAAACTGGCTCCAGAATTCCAACAGGGCGTCATAGCTCAGCGTACCCTTGGTTCCGGACACAGGCGCGGTGCCGATGGTATAGATTGGGGCGGCATTACCGTTGCCGTCGCCGTCGCACAGCACCTTGATGGCGTCCTGCAAATGCATTCTGCCGATGTAAGCGCCGATCTGGCGCAGCGTCACCGAGAACAAATCCAGTCTCTGGAACCGGATCGCCTCATAGGACGCCACCAGCATCCGGCCTCTTTTGTGCAGCCGCACCAGATTCTCCTGCGTCCGGATCGTGGTAGACGGGATGGTACTGCCCTCTTCCACACGCTTGAGCTCCTTTTCCTTCTCCGTGGGCACAGATGCGATGGATCGGTAATCCATTCCCTCCACATTCGTCACCGTGGCAGTGATGGCGGGCAGAATGCTTTCCTCCTCCATCCCCTGGCGCACCACACGGGACACAAACTCCGGGAACAGCACGGCGGAGTCGCTGGTCTTGAAAAACTTCTCCACGCGGTCGCTGCCCGCGCCCTTAACTTTGATGTCAAAACGCTTGAGCTGGCGCTGAAACGCATCCAGTCCCTCCGCGGGGGTGCCGCGGTAATTTTCGCTGGGGTCCAGTTCCTCCAACGCCTGAGAAAAGCTGCGGCCCGACTGACCGTACATGCCCTTTTCCAGTCTGATATTTTCGTAATGATAAGCCATATGCTCTGTCCTCCTCATACTATTTTTCGATGAAATTCTTTCATCAAAGCTGCCGCACAAAGCGCGTCAGCCCGTATCATGCAGAATTCAACGCGCTGTGTGCTGTAAATAACATTCAATGTTTTACAGCGCAAATACAACGACTTTCGCTGTCGTATCCGCATCCACTACGAGATAGTTCCGCCCCGTGGAATCAACCTTAACGCCGCCGCTTCCGTCTGCGGACAGTTTGCACCAGCCCGCAGTGGGCGCGGTGTCACCGGTATAGTCGGCGGTGATAAACCCGCCCAACTGCACGGCGCAGGCGTCTCCACCCCGGCCCAGAGAGATTGCCTGTCCACAGAATGCGTCTCCCGCGCTGCACAAGCCTACGCTTCCGTTTCCGCTCACCTTCACCAGATCGCCCTCCTGAACACCCGCGCAGGCAAATGTGGCCGCCCACTGTCCAATGCCCTCAAAAGAAATTTTCATCGTGCTCCTCCTCAATATTGATTGTTTGGATTTCACCGCCAAGCCGCTCCACACAAGTCATTTCCGCGCGCCGCCGCTCCCAGCTCCCTCCTTTATGTAGCAGGCGTGACGCGTCACACCCGGAACACCTCTCCGTCTCCGTCCTTCACTTCGCGGCCCGCTCTGCGCAGCTGGATGGAAAGCCGCTTCTCCGTCCGCGCTTCATAGGCTTTTTTCAGTTCCAGCAGCTCCGATTCCTCCAGCTTGTCCGCAATGCCCTGAAACACGGTTCCATCCAAGTCCTCATCGCTTACCAGCGCCAGACGAACCACCTCCCGGCGCAGGCCCGCCAGATAGCTTCTTCCCATCTCCGCCTGCTTCTGCAAGGTGTCCCATGCCTCTCGAAACTCCTTTTTCTGCCCCACGTACTGCGCAAGCCCCGTATCCGTCTTTTGGCCGAAGCGCTTCAGAACTCCCGCCTCTCTCTGGGCGGGTACCGCCACAAAGGACCATTCATAGGCGTCAGTCGGCTCCCTCAGTTCCGCATAGCACAGCTGAGAACCATAGGTCTGCCCCTTTTGGTGCTGGCAGGTTCCGCTTTCCTCTCCGCAGATGGAGCATACGCTCCGCCCCACCGCACAGCCCACGGAGACTTCCTTTTTGATGCCGCCCTCGATTTCTGCGATCAGGTCGGCGTTTTTCTCCGTTTTCAGCAGATAGGCCCATACTTTCAAATAACAGTATCCATCGCCCGCCGCCGTGACTCGTCCCGCTTCCCGTACCATCTCCGTCCGATAGATTCTCGCCGTCTGCCCCAGCGCCGACCACTGATGGTCAAACACGCCGCTCTTCCCCACGAACAGATCGCCCAGTATGCTGAGCGCTGGCTCGTCGAACCGTTCAAAGTCCCGGTCCACCTCGTTGTCACACAGCCGCACCGCAAAGGTGTACACCTCGTCCGCCGTCAGAATCTTTTTGGCGAATCGGTTGATGCAGCTCATGTCATCCTCTCCGACAACCCATTGCTCCGCAGTTCCCGTGTCCTTTCGTACATCCATTCTTGCGCCCCTCTTTCAAAAAATTTGTTTGAGTGATCACTCCGCTGAATTACGACCGCATTTTTCCCGTCTCCTGCCGGTCGTTTTCAAGTCTCAGCTTTCGCGCCTGCTCCAGATACAACGCCGCCCTCGCGTCTTCCACCTCGTCCTGCAAATTGATGTCCTCCCAAACCAGCTCAAAGCTGCACCCATACCCATGCATACGGAGCCACAGTCTGCAAACCTGTTCCACCGCAGGCGCCAGCGACCGCCGGATGGCTGTGATCTCGGTGGTCAGCATGTCCGCCTGCTGAGAGCTCATCCGCTCCGTGGAATTCCAGCACAGCCCCAGCATGAAGGGCGGAATTCCGGTTTTCGCGACGATTTGTTCCAAAATCTGCCGCACCGGAATCTCACTGTCCAAGATCTGTTCATCCGCGCCGATGGCTTTGATCTCCACATCGCCCACGGCAACAAAATCCCGCACCCGTCCGTTTTTCGCGTCCTGCATGGCGGCGGACCACTCTTCCGCCAGTTGTCGGCTCCGCTCCGCCGCCTGTCCCCGGCCATCCTCACCGGGTTTGCAGGTCACCGCAAACCGCACATTGCCGCACCGCTCCCAGTTGACTCCCACAGTGTGATAAATTTTCATTAGGATGTCCGCCAAAAACGGCATGGATCGCAGCAGCGACACGCCGTAGGGATTTCCCGTCTCCGGGTTAAACGGCGTGAACAGCAGCAGCTCCTGCCGGGGCAGCGGCCCCATCCGTCCCGACTCGTCCCGGCCGCAGAGGCAAAAATCCAGCGGATTATCCCCCTCCTGAATCTCCACGTCCTCTGCCCGGCCGCACAGCAGCGCCGCGATCTCCCGCCCGTTTCCCGTGGGCACAATCTCGCCCACAGCTCGGCCGCAGGTCAGCAGTGAATCCAGATAACACTCCAAAAACGCATTGATTCCCCGTTGTCCCCGCCCCGCCGGAACGGTGCGCAAAAACTCTTGCAGCTCCCGTTCCGCCCGCACCTCTGCGCACTTGACGGATACGCCTCCGGTCATCCTCACCAGCTTGTAGATTGCCGCGTCCACCAGCGGAACGCCCTCCCGAATGGCCCGGTACAGCCGGATTTCTCCTTCACGCAGCGGTACGTATCCATCCAAAATACCGAAGGGATGACGTTCCGCGTTCCGCAGTTGTACCGCTGCCGCCGTTTCCGGCTCCTGTCTTTTCTTCCCGAATTTCATGATTGCTCCTCCCGCATGCTCCGGACGGCATCCCCCGATTCGCCGCCCGCGTCTTCGATGCGCCTCTGCGCCGAAAATTCACAGTGCCGCCTCACATTTCCCGCTCTACCCATGTGGCGGCAAATCCGGCTCCCTGTGGCTTTGCGATGCTCATGGCAAAGTAGCGCAGGTCGTCCATGGCGTGGTCATTTTCTTTTTTCGGCGCATCCCGGTTACCGGACTCCCAGCAGTACCCTTCCATCTCCCGCAGGCAGTCTTCGCAGCCTTCGCAAATAACAATTTTTCCGCTTTTCAGAGCGTCCGCCGTGGTCCGAATTCCGTCCAGCACATTGTTGTCCGCCTTTTCCACTGAAAACCCCGCCTGCCGCAGCGCCGTGATAAAGCTGGCCGCCGACGGGTCCGCCACCACCGTTTCCACCTTCCGCTCCCCGATCAGCTTCCTCATATCCTCCACGTATTCCTCGTCGGTCTTCTGCCGCCCCTCCATTCTGGAATTGTAATAATACTCCTCCACCCGGTACCACACGCCGCCCCGAAGGCCCCATAGCCCAAAGGAGGCCGGATTTGCCGTTCCGTAGTCCACGGACACCCGCCACCGTTCCATCTCACCCTTTGGCGCGGCGGCGCAAAATGTCTCCCGCTCAAAAAAGTCGTAGATCAGTCCCTGCGCCGCCACCCATTCTCCCAGCACAAAACGCCGGTAAAAAATGCCGCTGTAACAAGTTTCGTACCGCGCCCGGATCTCCTCCGTCAACACCGGATTGTCCGCCATGGTGAAGTGGAGATACAACGCCCGCTTCTCTCTTGCCTTGCAAATCCACTCCCGGTAAAACCAATGGTTCGGCCCCTCTGGATTGCAGTCCAGCCACAGCTTGCTCCCCGCCACAGAGCACCTCGCACATGCCTGCTCCACAAACGATTGGGGCATCAGCGCCGCCTCGTCTAACAATACCCCCGCAAAGGTGCTCCCCTGAATCAAAGCCGCACTGGACTCGTCTTTTCCGCCGAACAGACAGAACCGATTTCTCCTTTTTCCGCTGCAAACCACCACCAGATTTTCCGACCGCTTCTCCGTGCAGGTCATCCCCAGCTTCCGCAGCACGGGTACGATTTCCTGCAAGACATTTCGCCGCAGAGAGAGAATTGTCTTTCCGCACACGCCGAACTGCTGACCGTCAAAGCTGCTCATTGCCCACAAAAAGAAGGACAGTCCCATGGAAAAGGTCTTTCCGCTTCGCACAGCCCCGTCGCAGATCACCGCGTCGTACCGTCTCCCATCCGTCTGCCACCAGCGCAGCGCCCTCCGCTGCTTATCAGAGAACCGTACCGCCTCCAC